GCTCGTATCTACTCAGAACAATCTGAGCCAGATGTCCTTCTACATCGTCGCTGACGTGCCGAAGGTTGGATACACTGTTGCGGACCAGAAGGCCGTCATTGACGGTTTCCTGGCCCAGCTCAATGCATCCTCTGGAGCTCTCGTTACCAAGTTTCTGGGTGGCGAGAACTAAGATGGCGGGCGGTCTCTGGTAAGCAACGGGGCTATGGAAGCCGAACTCCTATTTGAAAGGGGCCAGCTTGAAAAGCCTGATGTTGCTCACCCTCCAACTGCTCGATGAACTCGGGTGGTTGGTCTGCGCCAGCACGTCGGAAGATCGTAAAACGATCATCCGGCGGGTTGAACACGAGGGGTTGTCGTTTTTAACGATTACCCTGGCCGACTTCGCGAAGGACTTCCAAAAAAGTCTAGACCGCGGTCGTGTCGAGAACGACACCTTCACCTCCTTCAAAAGAGGTAAGGGTGGGTGTCTCCCTGCGTTTCTGCAAGGTTTCACTTCTCGTGTGTTCAACCCTTGTGATGGGTTTTTACTAGATCGTCCGTTGACCGAGGCGATCCGTGCGGTTAGGCAGTTATGCCTCCTGCATGGAAAGCTGGAAATTGACTGCACCCCCGAGAGGGAGGCTAAGTCGTTTTCGGACTATCTAGCAAGTGAAGATCACGTCAAGCGGTTCGATCTCCTTCGTTCCGAGGCCATGATGGTCCGGTTCGAGGAGATGTTCAGCTTGTTGTTTCGTGACGTGGTTCAGCCGCTGGAGAACTATCTTTATGCGGCTGATCCAGTGCCTTTCGTCCCGAAGCATGGTCCAGGTAGTACTGCCGAGCGGTTTCTCGGAAACGAGAAGTACGCTCAGAAAACCTGGCCACGTCGGCTGGAAGAGGTCTTTCCTCAGAGGGATTACATCATTTCCTCAGAGAGATACTCCCAGCTTCTAGACGATGTGCGTGATCTTGACCCTGGTGACGAGGTCCCCGTGAGGGTGATCTCGGTGCCTAAAACGTTGAAATCAAGGCGAATTATTGCCATTGAGCCGGTTGCGATGCAGTACATGCAGCAGGCTTTGATGGCGCAACTCGTAAAGCGGCTTGAGAGTGATCCTCTCGTTCGCTGCTTGATCGGATTCACAGACCAGGTCCCGAATAGGGAAATGGCTGCGTTAGGGTCCATTGATGGTTCCCTGGCTACGCTAGATCTTAGCATGGCCTCCGACCTTGTTTCCAATCAGCTAGTGCGGCGAGCTTTCCGTCGATTTCCTCATTTTGGTGAGGCTCTCGACGCAACTCGTTCTCGCAGGGCTGACGTGCCTGGCCATGGCGTGTTACGTCTGGCCAAGTTCGCGTCGATGGGGTCTGCCCTCTGCTTTCCCATAGAGGCCATGGTCTTTTTGACCGTTACCTTGTTAGGGATTGAAGATGGCACTAACACCCGTCTCGACCGTGAGAGTATATCTAAGCTCCACGGTCAAGTGCGTGTCTATGGGGATGATATTATCACCCCCGTCGACAGTGTGCGTCCCGTGATCGGCCTGCTGGAGTCTTATGGATTCCTGGTAGGTCTTGGCAAGAGCTTCTGGGAAGGTCAATTCCGGGAGTCTTGCGGTGGGGATTACTACGCCGGTGAAGATGTGACAGCTATTCGCTGTCGCCGGCCGTTTCCCTCGTCACGGGCGGACGCTGCGGAGGTTTTGTCCCTTGTGTCGTTCCGGAACCAGTGTTATTCACACGGGTACTGGAAAACAGCAAGGTGGCTGGATGTGAAACTGGAGAAGCTTCTCGGCTTCTTTCCAGCGATCCATCCGACCTCTGCAGTTGTGGGGCGTCATACGTTTCTCCCTTATAAGGGAGAGCGTATTGACGGTGATTTGCACGTGCCCCTTGTAAGAGGCTACGTGCAGTCATCTCAGCCGCCAGTTAGCGAACTGGATGGTGATGCCGCACTGCTCAAGTTTTTCCTTAAGCAGGGTGAAAAGCCCTACGAAGAGGGACACTTGAGACGTTCGGGACGTCCTGATGCCGTCTTCCTAAAGCTCAGGTGGTCCCCGCCCTTCTAAGGGTGGGGTGCGGCTTGCCGCATGTGGAGTGAAAAGAGGGCTCCTTCATAGGAGACTCTCCGCCATCTCCGT